ACATAAAATCAATGAATCTTCAGTACTTGGAGATAGATTAAAGATAAGGGGTGGAGAATCTCCGTATAAAAATCCGGTGCAAGTAGCACACTATGAACCAGAAAATGATTTAGTTGAATACTCAAACTGGAGAACAGATTTTGGATTAAGTGAAGACTGGCAGAAAGTTAATCGTAAAGACAAAACAGATGGATTGAGTCAAGCAGCAGTAAATGCTTATCGTCGAGAGAATCCAGGGTCAAAACTTAAAACAGCAGTAACTGAAAAAAATCCAAAAGGTAAGAGAGCGAAGCGTCGTTCTTCATATTGTAGTAGATCTGCTGGGCAGAGAGATATGCATAATATAGATTGCTCTAAAACTCCAGATAAACCAATCTGTAAAGCAAGAAAAAGATGGAGATGCTAATTCATACCTTTTGTATTACATAAATAATAAGAAGGGATGATAAGGATACAAAAACTTGTACAGATGGATAAGTAATGAAATCATTTCAACAATTTTTAACTGAGAGCATTAATATTTCAGGAGATTTTAATGGAAATCTCTATATGAATTCATCACAACCAGAAATAGCAACGGAGTCTTTTCTTGCAGATGTAGTTTGGCAAGGGAGATTATATCGTATGCAACTTGAAGGTAAAATGATGAATAAAAATGCCTTAACAGAGCAACTTCAAACAGAGTATCCTGGAGCAATAGTTCATAATGTCTATCCAGTGACAGAAAATTCAATCAAAGTTAAATCAGCGCAAAGATATCGACCAGAAAGTTTAACTTGGAGTGATTAATTCATGGCGCAGTGGAATAAAAATGAGCAAGATTATTTAAATCAAGAAAGATCTTTATTTGAAGTATACAATATAGCAGATCACTGGGGAAACCAGACAGACTGGAGACCTCAGTTTTCTAATAATAATAGACTAAAGACTGCACCTTTCCAAACAGTCTTCTTTAATACTTTTCAGTATGGTAAAGAGACTGATGTTTGGGATGAGAGAGTAGTTGGAGTTGGAACTGCAACTTGGAATCAGTATTCCAGTAATGTAATTATGCAAGTCGGTTCTACTACTGGAAGTAAAGTCATCAGACAAACCAAGAATGTAATGAGATACATTCCTGGAAGACCAGCAACTCTTGCATTTGCAATTCGACTGGAAAACCCGCAAGTAGGTATTCGTAGAAGATTTGGATTATTTGATGATAATAATGGTGCTTATTTTGAAGATGATGGTGGAACGTATTCTTATGTAATTCGCACTTCTACATCTGGTATTACCACAGAAAGAAGAGTATTCAGAGATGAATGGAATGGTGAAAAGTTTGATGGTAATGGTTGGACTGGTGTAACTGCAGACCCAACAAAACAACAGATGATTTCTATTAGTTATGAGTGGTATGGAGCAGGAACCGTAGATTTTTCTTGGTTAATGTCTGGTGAAACCATCAAGAGTCACACTTTTGATAACTCAAATAATCTTGATAGAGTATGGTGTTCTACTCCGTTTCTTCCCATTCGGGTCGAGATTGAGAACATAACTGGTGTTGCTGGAACTCATTACATGTATCAGGGTTCTAATTCTCTGATTCAAGATGGTAACGTAGACAAACTCGGAACTCTTTTAAGTCAGTCTAATGGCATCACAGGTACTACAATGCCACTTTCAAATACATTTTATCCAATTGTAAGTTTGAGACTTAAATCAACTGCTTTGAATTCTGTAATGCTCTTAAGGTCTCTACAAGCAGTAACAAATGATAACACTAATGTATACTGGAAACTTTTGCAGAATGCAACATTAACTAATCCAGTTTGGACAAATCATGCAGATGTAGATTCATTTGTTCAGTATGATACTTCAGCAACTGCACTTTCCGGTGGTAGAGATATTCTTTCTGGATTCATAGTTTCTGGTGGTTCTACTTTGATTGAGATTGATAGACTTGCAGATTTGCAACTTGGAAGGTCTGGTATTGGAACAGTCAGTGATACTTTTACACTTGCCTGTGCATCCCCAAACGTAAATAAAACAGCACTTGCAGTATTAAACTGGATTGAACAGAGGTAATTTTTATGGCGATTGACGATATTCAATTAAAGGTGGGTGATGCATATCTTTCAAATCCCAATCTAAAAAGGGCGAATACTCCTATTGAATGGACAGAAGAACATGTTATAGAATTTCTTAAATGTAAGAATGATCCAATTTACTTTGCGAAGAATTATATAAAAATTGTACACGTAGATGAGGGTCTTGTTAGTTTTAATATGTGGCCTTTCCAGGAAAAATTGATTAGTAATTTCCATGGAAATAGATTTAATATCGCACTAATGCCTCGTCAAGTTGGTAAGAAATTATCATTAGATACTCCTATTCCAACACCAACTGGATGGACTACTATCGGAGATCTTAAAATTGGTGATTATATTTTTGGTAGAGATGGAAATCCATCAAAAGTAATATCTAAGTCTGAAGTTCATCAGATTGATACGTATGAAATTGAATTTGATAATGGTCAAATTATAAAAGCATGTAGTGAACACTTGTGGAAGGTATCACATAATGATTGGAATCATAATGAAAAGGTAGTAACCACTAAAGAAATTATTAAAAAATTTGAAAAATTAAAGGGGACATCTAAAGCATCATCGATTTATATTAATATTGCTGATGCAATTAAACTTCCAACTAAAGATTTGCCAATTGATCCTTATACATTAGGTGTTTGGTTAAGTGGCGGCAATTCACATTTAAAGTTAGACATAGAAAAATATATTCCAGATGATTATCTTCGTTCATCTATTGAGCAAAGACTTGAACTTCTTCAAGGTCTAATGGACACTAATGGTTCAGTGAATCTAAACGGTATATGTGAATTTCATCAAAAAGATGAAAAATTATTACTTCAAGTTAGAGAACTGATTTCATCTCTTGGTATTAAGAGCATATTAAAATATAAACAAATTAGTGAATCTTCTGATAAGTATGATACTATTCGATTTTATACACATAAATTTGATGTATTTAAACTACCAAAAAAACTAGAAAAACAAAGAAATCTTTTAAATTATAAAAAACACGAAAGACTTTACATTAAAGATATTCGAAAAATTGAAACTGAACCAATGCAATGCATTTCAGTGGACAATGATGATCATCTATTTTTATGTGGAGAGACTTTTATTCCCACTCATAATTCCACAACAGTAGTTTCATATCTTCTACATTATCTAATCTTCAACGATAATGTCAATATTGGAATTCTAGCAAACAAGGCAACAACATCTAGAGAACTTCTAAGTAGACTTCAATTATCTTATGAAAACTTACCAAAATGGATGCAACAAGGAATTGTATCATGGAATAAAGGTTCATTAGAGTTAGAAAACGGATCTAAAATTCTTGCAGCATCCACTTCTGCGTCTGCTGTTAGAGGTATGACCTTTAATATTATTTTCTTAGACGAATTTGCGTTTGTGCCAAATCATATTGCAGAAGACTTCTTTGCTTCAGTATATCCAACAATTTCATCTGGAAAATCAACAAAAGTTATTATCGTAAGTACGCCAAAAGGTATGAATAAGTTCTACCGAATGTGGCATGATGCTGAAAGAGGTAGAAATGAATTCGTACCAACTCAGGTTCATTGGTCTGAAGTCCCTGGAAGAGATGAGGAATGGAAACGTCAAACCATTGCTAATACAAGCGAAGAACAGTTTAGAGCAGAGCATCTTTGCGAGTTTCTTGGTTCAGTTAATACTCTCATAAACCCAGCAAAACTAAAAAATTTCGTATATGATGAACCAATAAAGAAAAATGCCGGTCTAGATGTTCACGAAGAAGTAAAGGAAGAACACAATTATCTTATTACAGTGGATGTTGCTAGAGGAACAAATAATGATTATTCCGCATTTATTGTCTTTGACATTACGAATTTCCCTTATAGAGTCGTAGCAAAGTATAAAAATAATGAAATTAAACCTATGCTATTCCCAAGCATTATTAATGAGGTTGCTAAGGGATATAATAATGCCTGGGTTTTAATTGAAGTTAATGATCTTGGAGATCAAGTGGCAAATATTTTACACTTTGATTTAGAATATGATAATCTCCTCATGTGCTCTATGAGAGGTCGTGCAGGTCAAATTGTAGGTTCTGGATTTAGTGGAAAGAAATCTCAATTGGGTGTAAGAATGACAGCATCCGTTAAAAAATTAGGATGTTCTAATCTTAAGACTTTAATGGAAGATGATAAACTTATCACTAATGACTTCGATATCATCAGTGAATTAACAACATTTGCTCAAAAACATAATTCATTTGAAGCAGAAGAAGGTTGCAATGATGATTTAGCAATGTGTCTTGTATCCTTCTCTTGGTTGGTAGCACAAGATTACTTTAAGGAAATGACGAACAATGATGTTCGTAAAAGAATCTATGAAGAGCAGAAGAATCAGATTGAGCAGGATATGTCTCCATTTGGATTTATTTCAGATGGATTAGATGATTTCAATGAAATTTCAGTTGAAAGAGAGACTGGAGATCGATGGATGTTAGCAAAATCTAAGACAGAGGAATCTCATCCATTAGAAGTTTGGAATTTAGATGAATATGGGGACATGTCCCACGAATGGAACTATATGTGGGATTATAGATAAATAGATTAAAGGGTAGGAAATTATAAATATCTTTAGAGTAATCCTGGTCTTGTAGGAGAATAAAGATGCCGCTAAATTTAGCATCTCCTGGAATTGTAGTAAAAGAGTTTGATTTAACACTTGGGAGAGTAAATCCTTCATCAAATAAAGTGGGTGCAATTGTGGCACCTTTTGCAAAGGGTCCGGTAGATGTACCTACTTTGGTAGAAAATGAAAATGATCTTCTAACATCTTTCGGTAATTCATATTCAGTCGATAAACATTATGAGCATTGGTTAACTGCCTCATCATATCTCGCGTATGGAGGGTCTTTAAGAGTTGTAAGATGTGATGATAGTCAACTGACGAATGGATTTGTTGGAACTGGAACTGCATCTACTGTAAAAATTAAAAGTTTAGAGCATTATAACGAATTGGGGTATGATGAAAATACTCTAACTGATGTTGTAGTTTCAGCAAGAAATCCAGGATCTTGGTCTAATGGAATTAGAATTGGAATTATTGATAGTAAAGCAGATCAAATTTTAAATGGTATTAGCACTAGTGCAGTCACTACTTTTGTAGCGTCTATTTCCAATAGAAGTGGTATACTTGTTGGATCTGCCAATACAATTGGAATCACTACGACATCAATTGTTCTTGGTCAAGAAGTTAGATGTGATGTAAATGGAGTTGTCTCTTCAGGAACAACTGTTATTGGAATTGGATCTGAAGTAATTACAATTTCAAATACTTCACTTTCTTCAGCACCTGTAACAACTACTTTTGACTTTGGATCAACATCGACAGTAAGTGCAGCACTACAAGTTGGTTATGGAGTCACTCAGTCAATTGCTGGCAGAATAAATCCTGGTGCTGGTTCAACTTCAGTTTTGGATGGACATTTAAAAGGTATTATTACAGGTATTGGTGTAAGTTCAATTGATGTAAAAGTTTTAAGTTATGTATCTGCAGGTGGAACTGAAACTTTAGTAGATTATCAACCATCTGGTGTTTATGCATTCTCATCATCTTCTGGAAATGTTGCTATTCATACTACAACAACTTCATATGGAAATGCTTCTTATACATCAAGTCTCGATTGGTTTGACCAACAAACAATCGGAATAACAACTTCAACATCAATTAATTGGAATTCACTTGCACCTAGACC